TAGATAAGAAGTTACAGTTTGACTTTTTACTAAATAGTCTGAGAACAAGGAAAAGATTTGCGCCTTGGTTGAAAGCGAATAGACAAAGTAATTTAGAGTATGTTAAAGAGTTCTATGGATACAGTAATGCAAAGGCTAAGTCTGCTCTTACCATACTTACTAGTGAACAAATAAAAAAAATAAAGACTAGTTTGAATAAAGGTGGAAACAATGGAAAGTATTAATTGGACACAGGAGCAGATGTTAGAGGTCACTCTGAAAGAACCAGATGACTTCTTAAAGGTAAGAGAAACTCTATCTCGTATCGGTGTCGCTTCTAGAAAAGAAAGAACATTATATCAATCATGTCATATCTTGCATAAGCAAGGTAGATACTTTATTGTGCATTTTAAGGAATTATTTGCACTTGACGGTAAAGACACAAACCTATCAGAAAATGACATTGCAAGACGAAATACTATTGCAAATCTTTTAAACGATTGGGGATTAATTGAAGTGAAGGGTAACATAGAACCTATGGCCCCTTTAAGTCAGATTAAAATACTCTCATTTCGTGAGAAAGATGAATGGACATTAGAAACAAAATATAATATTGGTAAGAAAAAAGAAGACTAATGGGAAAGTTTGTTGAATTTCTAAAAGAACAGAATGGTGAAGAACCTTATAAATTGATTGTCTTTAATCATTCTGGTGAAATGGTTAGAGATATCAAAGATACTGGATTAGGTGAATTAATACAGTTAATGAATAAATCCTCTAAATCTGCTGGAATAGAAACTTATAATGTAGATTTTGTTGGTTGTTATCTGTCAGAAAAAAATGGTAAAAAATATATTAATTCATTTCCATTTGATGATGATGGTGTAGTTATATATCCAGATATGAAGGGTGATGGAATAAAATATCAAGACCCTATAGAAATAGACCCAAAAAATACTATTATTATGCCAAGAGGATTAGGAACTGTAAGTTTTACTAGTAGTAGAAGCTGGGTTGATATGATAGCAGAATTAGAATTAGATGGGTTTTTAACTATTCCAAGTTTAGATTGTTGGGATATTTGTGCTAGTAAAAACATGACAGATATTATGTGTAAAAATGCTGGACTTAAAACACCTAAAACAATTACAATTGCACATTCTGAAGATACTGAAAGAGCATTTAAAGAACTAAACAAAAAATTTCCAATTATATTAAAATCATCTACTGGAACACAAACTGGAGTTGGTGTTGTTATAATAGAAAGTATGCGTTCATTACACGCATCTGTGCAAATGTTATTATTGTATAGTAAGTATCTACCTATAATAATTCAAGAATATATAAAAACTGATTATGATGTTAGAGTTATAGTTCTTGATGGAAAAATTTTAGGAACAATGAAAAGAGAAGTTATTTCAGATGGAGATTTTAGAAGTAATGTTTCTCTAGGTGCAGAATCATCTTCTATTAAATTAACTGAAATAGAAAAAAGAGATTCGTTAAAAGCAGCAGAAGCTGTTAAAGGTAAATTAGTTGGTGTCGATTTCATACCAGCAAAAAACAGAGAAAAAGAACAACCTTATATACTAGAGGTAAATAGTATGCCTGGTTTTGGTGGTATTGAAAAACTTAAAAAAGGACTTGTACAAGAAATACTAGAACATTTTAAAAATAGAAATAACTGGAGAAAATAATGAGTAACTTAGTAAAGGCACTTGCAAAAAAATATGAAGCAGATATTCTAAATGCAAAAGCAAATATTGAAGTATATGTGACTAATCCAGCAGGTATAGGGGAACACCCAGATTTAGCAGCTGCGATAGATTCACAAGTAGATATAATTGCTCACGCAGAGGATAAACTTGGAGTTCTGAACAAACATTACAATTCTGAACAAGGTAAAGAAATGTTAGTTGAAACGCCTGACGCACAAATGTTATTAAATTTATAAAACTACTTGACAAATATTAAATAATTTGATATTATAAATAATTGCGTATTTCATGGAGAAATACAAATTAAAATTTCTATAGGAGAAAAAAATGAAGAAATCAGAAGCATTTGCTAAAATTAACGCTATGTCAGGCGTTGTAAAACTTTCAGATATTATTAGAACAATATTATCAATTGACAATTTTAAATCAGATACTTTAGATAAACTAAATCCAGCAAAAGAATATCTTGATGGTATTCTTTTAAATGATATATATGTTGACTTAACATATCAAAGAAAATTAAGATTACAAGCAGTTATTAATCGTTTAATTGATTCTAAAGGATTTAATAAAGATGTTGCTGGACATATTGATATTGCAGTAAGACCAGACGGCAGAATGTTTGTCTGGGACGGTTTTCATAGATGTATTATGGCAGCTTTGTCTAATTTAACTAAAATAACTGCATCAGAATATATCCATGATAAATTATTTACACAAACAGAATGTCGTGTATTAGAAGCAAAAATGTTTAAGATTAGAAATGCAGACCAAACAAAAATGGAGCCTGGTGAAATATTCAAGTCTGAAGTTGTATATAATGATAAAACTGCATTAGACCAGCTTGAACTTCTTAAAAAATGTAAATTAGATGTAGAAGGTACAAATCCAGATGTTGATGCATATAGTCTGGGTGGATTTGCATTTTTTAAAAAACATTGGGAAACATATTCACAAAATCATGTTGTAGATTCAGCTAACATTATCAGAGAAACATTTGATGAAGTAAAAACAATGTCAGTACAATTGTTGTTTGGTTTAGCTGCGTTGTTAGATGCAAATGAAAATGATGATATTGTTAAAACAGTTTCAATTTCTGAAATAAAAGATTCATTTAGAAAAATTGTAAAAGATAATAAAATGAAACAAAAAGATGTTATTGGTAAAACTATTAGAAATTTTGTTACTCATTCAATTGCAGTCAATATTTTAAGAATGGGTGTACAAGATTGTTTTAATGATAATGGTAGTGAAGTAAAATCTTTGATAAAATATCTAGAAGTAGATGATGATGATTTGGAACTTTTAGCTGCATGATACTAATTATAGGTTGACAAACCATTTATATTATGGTACATTTATATTATGAATTTCTATACAAACGTAACCCAATGGGGTAATAATCTATTAGTTCGTGAAGTCGTAAATGGAGAGAGGGTTAATACTAAGATAAAGTATAAACCCACTCTCTATGCGGCCGTTCAAGAACCAACACCTTTCAAAACTCTGAAGGGTAAATATGTTACACCTATACAACATGACACAATCAAGGAAGCTAAAGAATGGATTGAAGGGTATTCCAATCAACCAGATTTGGCGTGTGGCAATACCATGTTTTCTTATAACTATATTGCTGATAAGTTTCCTAATTATGTTAAGTGGGATACAGATAATATTCTTATTGTTACGATTGATATAGAAACAGAATGTGAGAATGGTTTCCCAGACCCCAAACAAGCAATAGAACCACTAATCTCTATTACACTCAAAAACCACCAGACTAAAAAGATTGTAGTGTGGGGTGTAGGTAAGTTTGTCAACAATCGTGATGATGTTACCTATGTAGAATGTAAGACTGAAAAAGAACTAGTACAAGAGTTCCTAGTGTTCTGGCAAGATTATTATCCAGATATTATCACAGGCTGGAATACAGAGTTCTTTGATATTCCTTATATCTGCAATCGTATTAAAAATCTATTTGGTGAAGATGAAGTCAAACGACTATCGCCTTGGAAAAATGTATTCGATAAAAATATTTTCAGTATGGGGCGTAATCACCAGATATATGAGATACAAGGTATTGCTGCTCTAGATTATTTCGATTTGTATCGTAAATTTACATACACCAATCAAGAGAGTTATCGACTAGACCATATTGCATATGTGGAGTTGGGTGAACGCAAAGACGGTAATCCATATGAAACATTCAGAGAATGGTACACAAAAGATTATCAGTCATTCATTGAATACAATATCACAGATGTGGAGTTGGTGGACAAACTTGAGGACAAGATGAAACTGATTGAGCTATGCCTGACTATGGCGTATGATGCAAAAGTTAATTATACAGATGTGCTTGGCTCGGTAAAGTATTGGGATATACTCATATATAATCATCTTCGTAAGAAAAACATTGTCATACCACAAAAAAGAAAGAATACCAAAGCAGAGAGGTATGAGGGTGCGTATGTAAAAGACCCTATCGTTGGTATGCACAATTGGGTGATGTCTTTTGACTTGAACTCTCTATATCCACATCTGATTATGCAGTACAATATATCACCAGAAACATTATATGGTCAACAGAAAGTGAAAGATATGACTGTTGACAAATTGCTTGACAAAAAAGTAGACACCTCTATACTCAAGGGTGTAACACTAACACCTAATGGTGCATTGTTTAAGACCGATACAAAAGGGTTTCTACCAGAAATTATGGAGAGCATGTATAATGACAGAGTTACATTCAAACGTAAAATGTTGGAGGCAAAACAAGAATATGAAAATACTAAAGACCCAAAACTACTCAAGGATATTTCAAAATATAACAATATCCAAATGGCTAAAAAGATTTCACTTAATAGTGCTTATGGTGCTATCGGTAATGTCTGGTTTCGTTACTATGACCTTCTGGTTGCTGAAGCGATTACTACTAGTGGGCAGTTATCTATTCGCTGGATTGAGCATGCTCTTAATGAATACCTTAATAAATTGTTGGGAACGGACAAACATGACTATGTGCTTGCTTCGGATACGGATTCGGTTTACATTACATTTGACGGACTTGTTAATAAAGTGTTTGGAGAGAGAAAAGACACTACAAAAATCATCAACTTCTTGGACACAATCGCTACTCAAAAGATTGAACCTTTTATTGATAAGAGCTATTCGGAGCTCGCTGGGTACGTCAACGCATACTCAAACAAAATGAGCATGAAGCGTGAGGTAATCGCAGATAAAGGTATCTGGACTGCCAAGAAACGCTATATACTTAATGCACATGATGTGGAAGGTGTGCGATATAAAGAACCACAACTCAAAATCATGGGTATTGAGGCTGTCAAATCGTCAACACCAGCACCATGTAGACAGAAGATTAAAGATGCGTTAAAGATTATTATGTCTGGTGATGAGAAAATGCTAAATACCTTTATACAAGAGTTTCGTAAGGAGTTTATGAAGTTGCCAGTAGAAGACATTGCATATCCTAGAAGTGTGAACGGCGTGGAAAAGT